TGCTCAGATGGAAACATAAAACTCGTCATTTTCTTGATTGGTTTTTATTTGATTAAATAAAATTCGAAGAAAAAGTAAATCAATTTTTTACGATTCAAACTGCTCAAACACCCAAAAACTCCTAAAAGAAAATAATTTCGAGGGAATGAACGCGAAACCCCAGTTTTACAAATAAACCCTGTAAAGACACCCAAGAAAACAACAAGTATAAATGGATAAAGTATATGGGTATATAAATGGATAAAAAATATGAGCCCTATTGGTCTGATTACTTGAAACAATTTGATTTGCCGAATGAATATTTTCAACATATTTGTTTAGATACACAGAAATTTTGTGTGATTGTAGAACCTCGACAGTTAACTATGTTTGTTTGGGTTGTAAAAAATTTCATGTATTTATTACAACATAAACAATGGGGGTTTATTATTTTTCATGGTACTGAAAATGAAACTTTTATCAAAACGGCTTTACAGGGTATTCCAAATATTTTATTTGAAAACATTCAAAAGGATAATTTAACTATTTCTGAATACAATGATTTATTGTCAACTAAACCTTTTTGGGAAATTTTAAAAAATCATGGATGTGAACACGCTCTTATTTTTCAAACAGATGTAGTATTATTACGAGACAATATCGATGATTTTTTAGAATATGATTATGTTGGAGCACCATGGAAAGAACAAATTTTTGAATTAAAAGTAGGTAATGGAGGGTTTTCATTGCGTCGTGTTTCTGAAATGTTGTTTATTACAGAAAAAGAAAAAAAACCTTCAATGGTAAATGAAGATATATTTTTTTCCAAAATGTGTTTAATACACAATTTTAAGATACCTTCTGTAGAAGTGGCAAAAACTTTTTCTGTTGAAACAATTTATTATCATGATCCATGTGGAATGCATAAACCTTTTTTATGCTGTTTTCCTATCAAAAAAGATTTTATTCGAATATTAGACAAAAAAATTGTTTTGTAAATGAAATAAATTTCGAAAATCAATATTACAAAAATAAAAACCTGTAAAGACACTTGAGACAAATTTCGAAAATCAATATTACAAAATAAAAACCTGTAAAGACACTTGAGACAAATTTCGAAAATCAATATTATAAAATAAAAACCTGTAAAGACACTTGGGACATATTTCGAAAACCAATATTACAAAATAAAACCCTGTAAAGACACTTGGGACATATTTCGAAAACAGATTTTACAGGATGGGGGTTATGGGGGAAACCTGGGTTTCCCCCATTCATAAAATTGAAATAAATACAAGTTAGGAAACTATTCTACATATACAATACATAATAAAATGGACGACGAAAATTATCATTATTACAAATGTGTGGATTATGAAACATCAGATGAATGTTTTAGAGAAATGGAAGATTCAGACCAAATTTACACCAATGACAAACATTTTGTGATTAAAATATTTGGTCTGAATAGTGCAGGTGATCGTGCATGTATACTAGTGCGTGATTTTAAACCATTCTTTTATGTATCGGTTGGCGATAATTGGACACAAGAAATGGCACTTGAATTTTATACTTTCTTGAAACAAAAAATGAAATTCAACATGTACAAATGCAGTGAATGTAAAAATACTTATATACATTGCGCTTCTTGTCAACAAACCGCGATTCAATTTTCTTTGTTAAAAAGCAAAGATTTGTATGAATTTCGGGATAGTCGTCGTCAAATGTTTTTGAAATTAGAATTTCGTAATACGATTTTGATGAATAAAGCTAAAGGTCTATGGTTTTCGTATAATGACAATGGTGAACGAAAAGCCAAAGTTTTAAAATACAAACCAGATGAAAATGCTCCTTTGCGTTTATATGAAAGCAATATTCCTCCTTTATTGCGTTTGTTTCATGTACTAAATCATTTTAGTCCCTCAGGATGGATTCGATTCCCTAAACAAGGTATTATTACTCGTATGGACGAGGATAAAATTTCAACTTGTTTGTATGAATACATGTGTCAGTATCAACAAATTGAGCCTTTACCTCAAAAAGAACAAACCGTACCATATCGTATATGTTCTTTTGATATTGAAGCAAGTAGTTTTGATGGTGGGTTTCCTGTAGCTATTCGTACATGGAAAAAATTAGCAGGGGAAATTATTCATCATGTTTTAACTTTAGCCAAAGAAACGAAAATGACGGATGATTCTATTCGTCAAACTATTCAATCCTGTGTAGAAACCGCGTTTGGTTTTTCTCAATCTAAACCTTTGTCCGTGTCACCTCTTCAATTCAAAGTCAAAATTCATCGTTCAGACCAAAATCGTTTAAAAGAACGGCTTAGTCTTTTGGAAAAAACGGATCATATTGTAATAATTGATGATGAGTACGATAGAGAAGTCGATATAGACGCCGATGACGACAATGATTCAGGTTCAGATGATGACGAAGAGGAACATAAAAAAGAATTAGACGGTGTTGTGGTTACAGAGGAAATAAAATCCAAATTTCATCAATGGTTATTGGATCCAGTAATTGCTCGTTCTGAAAAGATTTCTCGTCTTTGTCAAAAATTAAAGAGTCTGTTGGATGCTGATTATCCTTTAAAAGGGGATGAAGTCACTTTTATTGGATCTACTTTTATGCAATATGAACATTCTCAGCCTTATAAAAATGTGTGTTTGGTAGTTGGTGAATGCGATCCTGTAGAGGGCGTAGAAATTATATCTTGTATAGATGAACAAGAAATGTTGTTGAGATGGGCTCAATTGTTACGCGAAGAAGACCCAGATATCTTGACAGGGTATAATATATTTGGATTTGATTATGAATTCATGTTGAATCGGGCGGTTGAAACGGGATGTATTCGTGCATTTCTACAATTGTCTCGACTTCGTAATCATTTAGCAGCAAAATTAGTAACACCAAGGAGTGGTGGTGGTGGACCTAGAGAACCCGTTTGGTCATTGGAACAGAAAAAGATTGTGATTGCCAGTGGACCTTTTGATATGAAATACTTTCATATGCCAGGACGATTACAAATTGATCTGTATACATACTTACGGCGTGAATTTTCCTTGTCTTCTTATAAATTAGACGATGTTAGTGCTGAATTTATTTGCGACAAGATAGATCGTCTTGAAATATTGGACGATAAAATGGTTGTTTACAGTAAAAATCTAAAAGGCTTGTATCCAGGTGATTGGGTTCATTTGGAAAAGGTGGAATATACAACAGAATATTTGGCTCAAGGTCGTAAATTCCGAGTTGTTCAAGTCAATCGATCTGAAAAATCATTTGTCGTTGAAGGTGTCGTTGCTGATTGGAATAGTTTATCTCAAATCCCACATGCATCGTTCAAATGGGGTCTGGCAAAAGACGATGTCACTCCTCAACAAATGTTTGAATTAGCCCGATCTGGTGGAGCAGAAGGTCGTGCATTGGTGGCGAAATATTGTGTACAAGATTGCAATATTGTTCAGCAGCTCATGTCCAAGATTGATGTTTTGACGGGTTATATTGAAATGTCGCGTATTTGTTTTATTCCCATGAATTATTTGGTTTTGCGTGGTCAAGGTATTAAATTAACGAGTTGTTTGGCGAAATATTGTTATGATCGACATGTTCTAATGCCTGATTTGACGGCTTTGGAAGACAAGGAAGAAGATATTAGTTATGAGTATGAAGGAGCGACTGTATTGAATCCTAAAACGGGAATGTATTTAGAAGATCCCGTTGCGTGTGTAGATTATTCTTCCCTGTATCCCAGTATTTTAATCAGTCTAAATTTGTCTCATGACAGCAAAGTATGGGTACGGTATTTAGATGTTAATCGTCGTGAGACCAAACGGGTTATTGTTCGTGGTTTCAAGGAAATTTTCAGTCATATTCAAGATGAAGAGACTTTGATTGCGACGACACGAGCGTTTCGTTCGGAAAAATATGACTATGAAATTGTTCAATATACCAATTTTGAACGAGGAAAAGGTGGTCGTAAAATCATTACGGGATATACGCAGTGTTGTTTTGCCAAGTTCAAGAATGGACAGCGTGGAATTATTCCATCCATTTTAGAGGAGTTTTTAAAAGCTCGTAAAGAAACGCGTAAAAAAGCCGAAAAAGAGCCAGATGAGTTTATGAAAAATATTTTAGACAAGAGGCAATTGGCTTATAAAGTCACGGCTAATTCTATTTATGGTCAATGTGGATCTCGAACATCTACTTTTTATGACAAAGATATTGCGGCATGTACGACTTCTAAAGGTCGAGATCATATTGAATTTGCACGCAATACAGTTGAACGATATTACGGAAATGGGACATTTTATGACACAGAACAAGGTCAAGTACAAACTTTTGCAGAAACCATTTATGGTGATACTGATAGTGTATTCATGACTTTTCATATTCATGATCCATTGACTGGTGAAAAAATAGTTGGTAAGCGAGCTTTGGCTTTGACTATTGAATTGGCTCAAAAACTTGCTGCAAAATGCAATGAGTCATTTGTCCATTACAAACCGATGGAACTTAGTTATGAGAAAACTTTGATGCCTTTTATCTTGTTGTCCAAAAAACGATATGTTGGAATGTTGTATGAAACCGATATTCATCGTGGCAAATTAAAATTCATGGGTTTGAATCTAAAACGCCGTGATACTTGTGATTACAACAAGGATACTTATGGAAATATTCTCAATGAATTCATGTATGATAGTCTATGTGGTGCCAATAATAAACAAGATCGTATTCGTCGGGCTCTTGATTGTCTAAACGCCTGTATAGACCGCTTGATAAAAGGACAAGTACCAATTGAAAAACTGACTTTGACCAAAGCCTTGCGTGATACTTATAAAAATCCTAGACAGATTGCACATTGGGTATTATCGGAAAGAATTGGTGATCGTGATCCAGGAAATAAACCCAAACCAGGAGAACGCATTCGATATGCGTTTATACAAAGACCTTCAGCAAAAAAGGAATTACAGGGGAACAAGATTGAAACACCGGAATTTATTGCCAACAACCAATTGGCATTGGATTATCATCATTATATTACCAATCAATTAATGAAACCTCTTTTGCAATTATTAGGACTTATTGTAGAAGATATTTTGGATTTATTGAATTTGCCTTTGGAAAAATCGCGTTATTTGGAAGATTTATCCAAGATATTGACGGATGATGTTGAGCAAATGATTAAAAAAAAAGAACAATTGAGTGCCAAGTATATCAAGTCTTGTTTGTTTCAATCGTTTCTTAACAGGATTGTTGAACCAAAAGTTCGTAAAGCAGTGGTTCCTAGAAAAAAAACAAAAGAACCACCAGCAAAGGAACCAAGTTTGATTGTGGAACCCTCTGAAACTTTAAAGAAACCTTTACGAAAGAAAAAACAGTAAAAAAATGTACAATATATACAATATATACAGTATATACAAATTACGGATTGTACATTTTTTTAAAATATAAATTTTGCGTGACCTCTTACCTGTTGTATATCTGTGTAGAATGTTTGAGGGTTTAGGTGATATAGAGAATCAATATTAGAACGACAATCAGGACATGTGTTGTGATTGCAACACCAGGTTAGTATACAATCATTGCAATAAAAGTGATTGCACATGGTTTTTATATTGCATATTTTAGTTTCTTCATAACAGACGGTACAAGTTTTTTTTTCATCGTTTTTATATGTTTCGTATGTAGACATAATGTAAATAGATTCTTCTTCAAACACAAGAGGATTGATGAATGTAATATCAGAATCTTCATCAAATAGGTTATCGAGAGGGGCCAAGGGTTCCAAGAAACTATTTTTAAATTTGGCATTAAACAGGATAAGCATACCATCCTGATTAATAATAGCATCAAGAATTAATTGTAAGTGAAGAATATAATTATCTTGACAAGTTGGTTCGCAATTTGTCAATAATAACCTTTGTAAGAGTGCGTCAACTTCTTCTTCCTCCAAAGAAATTGTGTTGTATACCATATCAGGTATATGAGTCTTTAACAATGATTTAAACATTTCAATGGTAGAAATATTTGCTTCGCCACAGAAATTAAGGCGATGCCAACTATCTTTTAGGAGATGGCATGCATAATCTTCGATCGAGGATAACAGCGCGGATTGATTAAATGTTGTTACATTCATTTTTTCAAGTTTTGATTAAAACAACAAATAAAAAAAGGAAATCAATTTTATACAGCAAAATTGTTCAGATTTTATATTTCTTTTCTTATTTATTTCATATGACGACACCCAAACTTGTTTTTATTGTCCCTTATCGAGACCGTGAACAACAATTACATTTTTTTCAAAAACAAATGAAGGAAGTCATGAAAAATGTTTTATTGGAAGATTACAAGATTTTGTATATTCATCAATGTGATAACCGTGGTTTTAATCGAGGTGCCATGAAAAATATTGGATTTCTGTTTGTCAAACAACATTATCCAGAAACTTATCATAATATTACGCTCGTTTTTAATGATATTGATACCATGACTTATACGGCAGATTTTCTCAATTATGAAACAGTTCAAGGTCGTGTAAAACATTTTTATGGTTATAAACATGCTTTAGGTGGAATTGTTTCCATTGTGGCTTCTGATTTTGAAAAAGTAAATGGATATCCTAATTTTTGGTCCTGGGGATACGAAGATAATTTGCTACAATTTCGTGTATTAAAAGCCAAAATGGTAATAGATAGAAATCAGTTTTATCCAATCATGGATAAAAATATTATTCATTTTGGAGATGGATTGGAAAAAGAAGTCAATCGTTCAGAATTTGAAAGATATAGCAAAGAAACTCTTGAAGGTATTAATTCTATAACTAACCTTGAATACCAATATGATGAATATACAGGATTTGTAAATGTTTCTTCTTTTCAAACAGGAAAGGAAGAAAATGTGAAAACAAGAAGTATACATGATATTAGGGCTGGATCTAAACCTTTTGGAGATGTAATAGTTCCCCGTAGATCTTATATGAAACTTTTATTCCGTTAAAATCCTTTTAATTCACTAAAAGAGGAAAGTTCATGTTCAGATGAGAAAGGATTAGATGAGTCTGCGGTATTAGATGTCGGATTAACTTTTTAAATTAAAGCGTTTATTAATTCATTATTTACTGTATTTACTAATTCTGACGATAAACTGTTTATTTTATTAATTAATCCATCTTTAGAATTTTTATCTAATTCCTGTACTGAGCCATCTTTCTTTATTGAACAAAACTCTATTGTATCATTACTGTTGGGGTTTATGTAACAATTATTTTTTATAATTAGTAGTATATTAATAAATGTCTCTAAAAACTTATTATAATATCTAAGTTTGCTAAAATCTTTAAACCCTAAATACATATAAAATATGTTCATACATTTTAATAAATTTTGTTCTTCAGTATTAGAAATCGTAGCAATTGATGATTGCTGAAAATTAAATAATGTAAGTATACCATCACAAATATTTAATAATATCTCAAAATATTTTTTATTTAAAGTTTTTATAATAAATTGTTCATTATTAGTATTAAGCACTTCATCATTTATAAAAAAGTTTTTTATTTTTTGAATAATAACATTTTGTAAATCTGTTGAAAAATTTATTTGTTCATGGGGACTAGATTTTAATTTTGAAATTATACTTGTATCATTATTTAATATAAAATTTAAATAAGTTAATGTTTTCATAAATTCACTTTTAATAAAATTAACATTATCATTACTCGTTATGATTAAATCTATTTTTTTAGAATTCATAATTTGTTTATAAGTTTTATCAATTTCTTTAATATTAAAATTAAAATTACTAAATATATTAGTAATTCCATTACGAAAACTATTATTAATATTATTTAAATAACCTTTCGATGTAGTAATTCCACTAGTTGTTAGTGTTTTTATTGGTGTTGTATTTATTGCTGCTGCTGTTGTTGTTGTTGTATTTGTTGTTGTTGCTGTTGTTGTTGTATTTGTTGTTGCTGTTGTATTTGTTGTTGTATTTGTTGTTGCTGTTGTTGCTGTTGTTGTTGCTGTTGTTGTTGGTGTTGTATTTATTGCTGCTGTTGTTGTTGCTGTTGTATTTGTTGTTTTTGGTGAATGATTTAAGTTTAATGAGTCTAATGATGATCTTTCTGAATCAGGGTTGTCGTTTTTTGCGGATACATTATGTAATGATGATAAATCATCAACAAGATCAGGAGGTAATACTATTATGTAACTATTATTTAAAGAAGAATTAGATTTGTTTACTTCTAAATTTAATAAGTTTTTTTTATCATCTATTTTATAATCAAATATTTTATCTATATTATAATCAAATATTTTATCATATTCATCTTTTTTTAATTCTTCTTTTTTTTTTTCATAATAATTTAATTCATTATTTTCATTAAGAATGGGGTTTAATATATAATTATT